ATCTGGAAAAGCAGATATATATAGTCGTTAATGTTTAAAAGATTAAATTAAAATTCTACTCTAATTAGGTCTCAAATTACTGCCTCATAAATCTTGTTTAACGCTGTTCCTCTGGATACTGCAGTATATTTTATTCTCCTATCGCTTTCCATTCTCTTACTATCAAAGAGTAAGATATTGTTAAAGTAAGTTGCTCCTTGTGACTTGTGAGTTGTCGCTATATAGTTTGCTACAAATAGTTTGTGAAACTCATCAAACCTTACTGAAATGGTCTCAAATTGTTCGCCGTCCATCGTGATTAAGATTGAGTCGTCTAATACTTGAGTAACTATATACTCATCACTATTTATTAAATTGTGTTCCTTATTATTTGTTACGCTCATCACAGGTAACCCCTCATATAAATAAACGCTATCCGCTCTGTCAGTCTCATCTATAGTTCCATCTTTTTTTCGGTTTTTCTCGTGTGGTAAATATTTAGCGTCTTTCGGTTTAAGTGACTCCATCGCCCAGCGATTTATTCTTTCTCTGGTTTTATTATAGAAACATAATGCCCTATCTACTTTCAAGTCTTCTGGTTTTACATTCTTGCTCGGTAATCCGCTCCAGTCTCCTTTTTCAAAACCTCGCTCTAAATAGTTCCATAAGGGTTCATCATATCTTTTCCTTTCAGTCAATTCTATTTGATTGTGATGACTCAAGTACATTACTATAGGGTGGTTGAAAATATCACTTTCCATATTTCTACTTTCCTCAATTGGGGGTAGTTGTCTGTAGTCACCGCATAATATAAATTTTATTTTAGGGTTGAATTTTTTTACTATTTGCAACAGGTTGAGTAGATCTTGATTTACCATACCTATTTCATCTATTACGATATATTCTATAAATTTAAATTTATCCAGACATTTCTTTTGAGTTTTCATACTGCCGTTTAGTCTCAAACTTTTATGAATAGTTGTACCTCCGCAGTTTCTACTCGCTTTGTTCGTAAAACTCATTTTCATAGTATTTTCATCAGTCATATATTTATTGTTCTTGATGATGTGCGTTTTACCTGTTCCTGCTCTACCACATATTAGTAGTCCTCCTTTTTCGTTTGCTAATTCAATAATAGCATCGGCATCGTTACTATCTCGGTACTCATAATTATTTTCCCAGCGTAGTTCCCAGTCAGGGGTTTTTAAATGTCGGTCTTGTTTCATAGGCGATCGTATATTATAACCTCTGTGGTCGTCCGCTTTGAATCCACCCCAACCATCTTGTACCTGTGAGTGTTTTCCTCCCTCCATCATAACGGCATCAGTTTTTCTAAAAATGCACTTACCCCCTACTGCTTTCTGTAACTGAAATAGTAAGATGTTACTCCAGTCTAATATTTGTATATGAATTGGTAACTGAATATCCATCAAATGTTCTTTTTTCTCAAATCCAAACATATATAGGGGATTCTCCTTGTCGTAACTTATATCGTCGCAAATTATTCTATCATCTTTCTTGAATCTATTATAACCGCCTTTGAATTTATTACTATAAAAGTAATGTTTCTCTAAATCTGGATTTTCAGGTTTATCACATTTCAAGAAACATCTCCAAACCTCATTAATGTTATTATCAACATTACAAATTCTATTCACATTTTTAGTTTTACCAAACTTACCATACATACTATTGAAAATCAGTTTGTATAAGGTTGTACCTCCATCAATATCTTTCATCTCCTCCATCACATAATCCATAAACTCTCTCAAGAACGATCGTTCTACACATTTCCTCTTGTTGTTATTATTTTTCGGTATTAGTTGATGAGTTATTTTCATATCAATTTTGTACTTTCGTGCAACATCAAGTATTTTATTTGAGTACCAGTTACTTTGATGTAATAGATGTAGGTCATAAGTTTCTACATAATATAAACCTGTAGGTAATTCTGGTAGATTCTTTTCCTTATATTTTTCTACTACATCATCTACATCATAAACTATAAAGTCGTCTAACGGATTATACATTACTGATGTATATGCCTTGTTAAGGTCATAGCAGTTTATTTCTCCGTTTCTTACTTTGTAGTCAAGCAGAGTTTCTCTTTTATTTGGTACGCTTTTTATTACTTTCTTTTTCTCAATTTTTATCTTTTCCTCCTTTGTAAATATATCTTTGTATTTTTTCTCAAGATGAATTTCCTCTTGAATTTCAGTAAAGGTTTCAGGTAGTAACTCCTCAAGTCTCTCAAGGTTTTCAGTCGCTCCATAATGTTGTCTAAATTTAACGCCCTCCCTTGTTAGTTCATCATAAACATAAGGATTCAATTTACTGGTTAATTCTGGAAATGAATAGTTTTCACCATACTTTTCATCTAATAAAGTTTTTAATACCGATAATACTGATTGTCCCCAGTATTGTATTTCTTTCTTTTCACACCATCGCTCTATAATCTCATCTAATTCATCTTTAGGTCTGGTAACATATTTCTGGTCTTGATACATAAATGATTGTACTTGAGAACCATCTACCCTTAATTTACTCGGTATAGTGTGTTTTTCTTTGATGCATTTCATAAGGTAAGCGTTACCTATTTCCTCGCCATCGGCAAAGATCGGTTTAGGTCTTTCAGTCCCCTCTTTTTCACCAAATTTTAGTTCGGTTTCCTCACTAACCCACTCCAGATTTTTTTCACTTAATTCATTTCTGGTTTGTGCTACTAATGATTTTCTAAAATGAATATCCTCTACAGGGTAAAAGTGTGCGTTTGCGATTACAAATATAAACGCTGGGTTTGGCATTTTCTTATTAACATCAGGGCAGAATCTTGTGATGTGTTGATATTCTTTATCGTAAGCGTATAGTGGTATTTTGAAATATTTGCAGAACCCCTCAAGTTGTTCTATACAAACTCCATCTGTAATAGCAGAGTATTCCTTGTTGTCACCCTCCATTTCTACCAGATAATACTCGGTAAAGAACTGATTCATTCTGTCGTACGCCTCCTCTCTGCTACCTTTGAGAAACTTGACTAATCCTTTACCTTGTCTATACTTGTGATAAATCCAGTCCATCACACAAGTCCCCTCCTTACGATCCCAAGAGTCGTCCTCAATATAGCAACTATCTAATTTATACGCTCCTGCGTCTTTCATAAATAATCGGTCTAATCTTATTGGTACTACTCTTTGTCGTCCTGTTTGAGTTCGTACCATTAATGAACCAGATTGTCTTACAGGTTGATTTCTTGATTCTGTGAATATGAGTTCATTATTATCATTTCTTTCATACTGATAAGGACTATCCATTTCCCACTCCTCAATAGTTTGCTGTTGAAACTCATCAAGGGCAGTATTAATTTGCTCGGTAGTTCCCTCCGCTGTAAATGATACCTGTACTGGTTGATAAGCAGGATTCGTGTTACCTCTCGGTTTAAATCTGCGTCTCGCTCGTAAGGTTATCGTTTGTGAATAATTTAGATGAGTTGATGCGTATCTCCTTAAAATTTCATTATCTACCGCTTGTCTAAATTCTGCAGAGTTCGGTTCTAAAACTCTACCTCGTCGTCCTCTCGGTACATAATCTAAATATTTCGCTGTTGTTACTGGATTGCTACGGCGTTTTCCCTTAATTCCTAAATAGGTCTTGGCGGATTTGAGTAGTTGAGTACGATTCATCTTATATATTATATAACTATATTTTTTTTTCTTTAAATCAATTTTTTAGTAAATTATATATTATATATCTTATTAATTTTTTAAATCAATTTTATTCAATTTTTTAATAAAATAGATTCTCGGTTTTCGCTAAAGTATAGATGACGATCTTATTATTATTCCTTTTCAATTTTTTAGGAAATTCAAATCAATTTTTTTTCTTATTTTTTTTTTAAGCACCAAGACCGAATTCCGCCATTTCAGTCATAACCTCCCCAACTTTTTGTGCCTCTGGGGAATTCAAGGCATCATTTATTTGACTAAAGGTATTTTTCGTTCGTCTTGCTAACCTGTGTGCGTAAGTAGAACCACCAGACTTTTGTTTCAAAATCACATTCAAATAGAACCTTGCTCTGTCTTTAGTTCTTTCCCTAAAGTTTCCTTTTCCAGATAATACAAGTTTGGCGAATTGTTCTAAAGTATGATTTGAATCGTGTTCTCTATTGTATGCCTTCATTTGGTCTGTGAAACTACCCCATTTCATTTCATCAAAATCAATACTCATTTCCTTATACTATAACAGCAGAAAATATTTCGTTATCGGTTCTTTCTGGAATTATAGCGGTTATTTTTCTTGGTCTGCCTCTGGGTTTAGGTGGATTTTGTTCTGCTTTTCGTCTGCGGTATTCTCGGTTTGCCTCTTTACATCTTTCATTAAATTTGGTTTTCCATTCCTCATTCGTTATTTTATCTGCGTAATAATTTCGTTGTCTCTCATTATATTGGTCTCTGTTATTATCTCTGTATTTATAGATCGCTTTTTTCACACTCTCGGTGTAATATTTTTTGGTTTCTGTTGGTTCAGTCATTTTACTATATATAGATATTATATTATTTTTATATAGATTTTTCTAAAGTATTATTTTTTTAAATATTCCATTACAATTTTATCATTTGCTAATTTGTTAATAGAAAACATATTGAGAAAGTCATCAAAATTTTCATCAACAGATTTCTTTTTGTTTGCATCATATTCAAAGAATTTATCACAAGCAATATCAAAGTACCCACACATACTACTCTTATTATCTTGGAAATGCCTATTGTTTGTAGCGTAAGGTCTAAAGGGTTTTAAAAAGTCCTTTATTTCTATTGGTGCAAGTACTCCAAATGAGTCCATATATATTGCTTTTTTATCTGGAAAGATTCTCATAAAAACCCAGTGTGTTCCACCGCCATCATCGGCATCTTCCAGATTAACATAATAACTGCCTACAAATCGTTTTTCTGGTAATTGGTCTTTACTAAATACTCCTACGATCGGCAAACCCATCTGCTTACAAATATCCTCTATTTCAAAATTAGTTAGTGCTACCATCTATTATACAATATGACAACATTATATAATACAAGTTAATAAACAGCAATTTCTTTAAATGCTTTTCTCCCCAAATCATATTTGCTTTTTAAGTCCGTATATTTTTGATTCATTATTGGTAAAGTATCGTCCAGATGTTCTAAATCCTTAACAGGAATGTGTAGATATTCTTTTCGTGCTTTTCTAATGTGACACCCATTAATATCAATTTTAAGTTCTGTAAGTTTCTCTGGTAACAACTCCCAATAAAATAACCCTTTATCTGTAAAAGCAAATAGCAAAAACACCTGTTTCCCTTTTTTAATTTGGTCTAAACCATAACAGATTTTATCATAACCAATAATAGTATCTTTGAAATCGGTGCTTTTCTTGAACCTTGTTTTTAGTTCCCAGATAGCACTTTCACATTCCCAATCAAAATAGTCATTATTTCCCTCTGTGTGTTTTAGATCGCCAAACCCCTCAAAGCATTCTTTAATAATCGGTTCATAATGAACCTCGTTAATTAACCCTGCATCTAATCTCGCCTTTTTTAAAGGTACATTTTTATTAATATCGCACATTCTCATTTTTTCTATATTTATACTAAATATTTTATTTTTCCTAAATATAACGAATTATCTAATATCTACGCAGGAAATATTCCTCGTCCTATATAATGTACTGAACTCCCTGCTGGATAGATGCTACCCCCTTGTTGAAAATACTTGTGGTACTCGTCACTTGCTCCAAGTTTAGCAAATATTTGTTCTACCTCCTCTGGGTCAATATCCTCCTCATTTGGGGCATAAGTATCCATTCCTCCAGAATCCTCCATATTACTTTGATTTACATCACTCAAAGCATCTTGGGTTTCTTGGTCTGCTCCTAATTTTTTCATCAAATCATCAAAGGACATATCTGGTGTGATAGGATCTTCTTTTTGATGAGATGTTGGAACATAACGATCGTGACTAAACTTTTCCTCCTCATAACCTTGTTGTGGTTGTAATGGCGATGTGGGGTCTGCTTCTCCAAATGAACCAATAGATTTGTAAGGATACTTCCCTGCTTGTGCCTGTACCACATCTTCACTCAATTGTGGGAACATTTCCTCCTCTTCACTCCTAAAGTCAATAGTAGGACTACGATAAAGTTGCGGTTTCTCCATTCTATTATATACAATATAAAGATATTTTTTTTATCTGTATATATTATATAAAATGAAAATTGAGAATAAGGAGGAACTCGCAAAAGTTTTAGCAATTTCTACGGAAAACTACAAATTAGATAGTGAAAATGATTGTTTGCTTTTCCAGTTTATTGGTGCTGTAATGGATTTAGTAGAATTCAAAGATGGTAAATTGTGTTTAAGTGATGATGCAAGAAACATTCTATTATTCAAGGACTTTAGTGAATCTCTAAAAGATGGTAAAGACCAAAAGAATTTAACTAAAGGTTGTCTCTGGTTATTTATTGGATACACATTATCGGTATTATTTATTGGACTTTTACAAATTGAAGATGATTCATTCCGTTCTGCTATTCCAGATGAAATAAAAGATGTGATGAATATTGCTAAAGAAAGAATAATAAAAACAATTCCACATCAAAAGAAACTATTAGACCATCTGGTTACTTGTCTAAATGAAGAATACGCAAAAATATTTGACAACGAAAAAAGACGAATGTTTCACAGGGATTTATTCCCTCATAAAGTAGTTGTTTTAGCAGATGAAGAAATACCCCAAGAAGTATATGATTCTGCTATTGAATTAAAAAACGAAACAAATAATCGTCCAGTTCAGTAATTTACTACTTTACAATTGTACTACAATAATTACAATTGTAAATTAAAAAGAATTAAAGGGAGATATAATGTTTTCCTGCATTTGCTCCTAATCCAAGATGTTCCCTTTGTACTGCGTAACTACGCTCGTGTCCCATTTGTACGACATCGCTTTTACCGATTTGAGATAACGCCGATCTCAAACTACCTCCTACTTTTGCTCCCTTGCGTCTTATCAAAGGGTCTCTACTCAATATCTCTGGTGCTATATCTGGTTTGTGTGTAACTTTATCAACAACATTTTCAACTTTAGTAGCAAGTTCTTGCATATTTTTCTTGATTCTTTTGTGTGATACCAGAGATGGATTTTGATGTGCTGGTGTTTGTTTATTTGCTTTCATCATACTTGGGATAACCCAGTTACCAGCAATATCCTGTACTGCTTGTGCCTCTGCGTGTCCTACTGATGTATCCTTTCTTGGTCTGCCTCTACCTCTGTGAGAAATGTGTTTCATAACCTCGCCTTGTGTTACTGCTCCTCCGTGTTTAAAAAATCTTGGATCGTCACTACCAACGCCGTGTGCTTGTCCTTTATCATCTAAATAAACAGCACCTCCTACAAATTCTTTAGGGTGTTGAAATTCGTGCTTAACCTCTTTCATATTTTTAAAATGAATTTTTCCGCCACTTTTATACTCTGCTTTCGCATCTGGGTGGGACATCGCCTCTTTGTAAGACATTCCTCTGCTCTTACTAAACTCTTTAAGAAAATCAGTCCATTTAGTCATTCTATTATATATTAACTAAATATTTTATTTTTTACCAAAGTAACTGGTCGGCATAATATCCTGCACTACCAACATTATGGCGGTCTTTTTCGTGACGCTTTTTGTATAATTTACGCCTGTTATCCGCTACATTTTTACCCTCCGTTTTCCAGTAAGTTGGATAATCCTTGTAACCTGTAGCACCTATAGATGTCAAAAATTTACCATCTTTAAAAACATCAATTTTTTTAGATTTCTTTTTAGATTGTTTGACTTCTACACCTAATTTTTTTGCTTGTCTTAATGTATATGGAAGGATTTTATATAAACCTGCACCGATTACTTCTTCACTTTCAAGAGTTTCTTCTGGTAAGTTTTCAATACCTACAATTTCTTGCGAAGGAATACGCTCCATTACATCAACGGAATGTTCCAAAATTGGATTAGCAAACATCGGCGATTTAATGTTTTCTATTTCTTTACCACCTTGAAATACCCTAAATATACTAACAGGGTCTTTACTTGTTTTTACATCGGTTTGATTTTCTGGAACTTTATCGCCTTTTATCAAGTCAATAGGTAATGTAGGTTTATTGAGTGTTATTACCTCATTTGTATCTCGTCCCAATAATTCCGCCCATCTTCCCCCTTGAGAATGTCCCATCGTAATAATATTATCTTTACCATACTTTTCCTCTGCTTGGTCTTGAATCTTTTTAGCGTGATTAAATCGTTTTCCTTTGTGACCGAATGACATCGCAAAATTAGTACCCCAATCTTGAATAGATGCAGTACCACGATGAACGACGATCGCTTTATTAATATCTGGATTAAAATAAACTTGTACTCTTTGTCCTGATAATTTTTTATCCACTTTATAGTTATCATAATCACTTGGTTTTTTCTCATACGATTTATTTAATAATTCCTTAATATCTCCTGCAGGTAACCCTGTGCCTTTTTCCTCAAATTTCGGTAGATTTTTTTTACCCTTGTATTTTTGTTTCAGTTTTATCTGCTTTTCCAGATTACTTGGTTTTATTTCATCTGGAGTTAGTGGCGTATCTTTTGTAACCTTTTTTGTTGGTCTATAAACAGGATATTCACCATCACCTATATCTTTCCAATCCTCTTTATACCATCTGCTTAAACCATCTTTTTCTTTTTTTTCACCCTTGTATTTACCACCCATCTCTTTATATGTTTTTACAATAAACCCACTTTTATAAGCAGAGTTTTTCTTATACTTTTCATCAGCGATTTTCTTTACTTTTTCATAAAGTTTTTTATTCGTTGGTACAGACATTTAATTTATATAATTACTAAATATTTAAATTAAACTAAATCAATATTTTTATTTGATGGACTCCTATTTAATGGAGGATTTAATCGGTCAAATTCGTGTTCCTCTGTTTCAGCATCAATATCTCTAACGATCTTAATACAACCACATAAAGAACATTCTTTACATTTGCTTTTATACGCCATACTAACAAGTTTCAATAAAAACCCTGTCATCGTTCCTACAAATGCTATCCAGAATGTCTCGCTTAACATAATCTATATATTAGAGAGAGATTAAATCATCGGTATTTCTGCTATTAAATAGGAACTTGCATTAATAGATGCGTTTTGTATGTCTTGTATATCAATCGTATCAGCACCACTTATGTTTAATCGTAGTGATAATTCAATACCCTGTTTAGCAGGGAAATCCGCTCTTGCGTATTGTGTTGGTTGTAATCGTACCGATTCACTTGTAAAAGTATTTCCAGCAGACGCTATTAGAACTGGGGGAACAAACGACGCATTTGTTACTGATATATTTGTATAAACTAACTCTACCTCTGCTATACCAGTACAAACCCAACCTCCAAGATTAGATCCATTATTGATACCTACACCTGTCAAATAACCACTATAAGGAAATACATTATTATCGTGATTATTAACACCACTCGGTAACCCTGCGGAATAAACAAGTGAGTCGTAAGCGTATAAAGGTATTATAGCACCATTAGACCCTGCGTTCCAACCTGTTGCCGTATCTAATGGGGCATTTATAGTAGCATCTTGGTTAAAAAGTCTAAATTGAAAAGTTGATGCGACTAATCTGGGGATATTTGGGGTACTATTTCTAACACCTGCAAAATATAAATACTGGTCTGCTCCACCTCCTACATCATAATATTTTAATTCATTTGCGGTTGATACAATTGTTCCACTATTACCAAGAATAAAAAGTCCTTGTTCTGTATTAATTGTTCCTCCTGATGTCTGTAAAATAGCACCTGTATTTACATCTATAGTAGAACCTGTTTTAGCACCAAAAGTTTGCGTTGATTGGTCGTATTCAAAGTAAGTCGTTGAACCACCAAAATTTTTGATACTCCAAGTGGAACTCGGTTGAAAGGTTATTGTGTCACCACCTACTCCAAAGTCTCCAATAGCAATACCTCCGTGTTGAAATGTACCTTTTGAGAACATATTACCACCATCAATATTTTGGATCGTAGTAGCGGTAACACCAGAACAATTATTCAAATTAAAACCACCACAATCCAAATTACTTAACATAGGATTTTGAACTCCGCTTGAACCAGCGGTAGTATCAACATATAATTTGGTGGCGACATCTTGATTTAATGTAGGGTCAGCACAATTCGTAATTTTTTTATTTGTCATACTTACTTGGTCGTGAATAACAACACCATTTCCCAAAGTATTTTCAAAAATAGAATCGGTTTTGATATTATCTACATTAATGATTGCATTATTAAACATATCAATATCACCTTTCACATTTACATCGCCACCTGCTACAGGAGTTATTTCATCAACATTTTTCAAATCACTACCATTAAGGTCTATATTGTCAGCAAAGAGTATATCGTCTCCTGCATCATTTCTTATTGTTTGTCCGTTGGTATCTAAAGCAGATTGTAATGAAACATCACCAGAACCATTATCACCAAGTTGGTCTGTATTTACTCTTGTAGCGGATATAACATTTGCCGTTTTAATATCGTTGCTATTCATAAAAATATTATTTAAAAATTGAATGTCATTACCAGTATTATTACGCACACTTGTAGTGGATAAAGTGGTTGTTTGAGTATCAAGTGCCGTTAGAACATTTCCAACATTCCAACTACCTGATGTTCCAGCAGAACTATTATTTAATGGTATTGACGCAAAAGTAGTTGCAAGTGTTACTGCTCCTGCGGTTGCTTTAGGTACGAATGATGCTACTGCTGTACCAGACCCACCACCATCTTCAAAGTTGTCACTAAACTGAATTTCACAAGTCGCAGATGGCGTTCCACAAGTAAGGGCAATTACATTATTCACACCATCACTACCAAAAATACAAGTAGTAAAAATAGGCGTATCTGCTTCAAATTGATGGTTAATAACTCGTATAACGCCTCTTGTTGCAAAACCGATTACTTGAATCGTAAATGATTGTCTTACTCCAGCATCTTTACACATTACTGAAAATTGAATGTTACCTTGTGTGTCTGCTATTGGAGTGGCGGTTGCTACCAAATAATCTTGTGGAGATACTGCTCCCCAATCATACCAGATAGGGGCGGTTGTCTGGTTATTATAACTATTATTAAGATTTGTAGTAGCAAGAGTAGTTGTATTCGTGATATTAAAAGTACCACCATCTAAATCGCTTGTCATAGGGTTAGTTACCGATCCACCGCCTCCTCCTCCTGCGGTTGTTTGTTGTGTTCCATCTGGAAATTGAATATAACCTGCACCACCAGACGCAAGTGGAGTCATAATAATATTTTCTACATTCGTAAGTTGCCGTCGTTGTGCTACTGCCGACGAAAATATAATATCATTCAAGGTTGATAAACCATTACTAAATACTTCTGGAGTTGCTTGTGATATTGGGAATTTCAAATAATTAGCGTCCAAATAATCTAAACTTTGTTGTGAAAACGACGATGGCGTAGTAAAGTATGCTGGATTAAATACAGGTACATCTTCAGTTGGGGGCGTAGATTCACTCATTTCTTATATATATACAGAATATTTTAAAATAATTGAAACAATTAAGTAGTAATAACTAAAATTCTTGAACCCTTGCCGTTGTTTTCAGCAAATTGAGAATCCTTACATAAACAATAACCAGACCAGTAATAAGATGCATCTGGTATATAAAGTTCAATTATACAATAATCAGTTCCACCTCTCAAATACCCATTCGCACCAGATACACCCTCAAAAACCTGATTATAAGTCCAATATTGTCGTCCGTAGAGTGAGTATTGATTATCTTGGTAATTAAAACTGCCGTTACCATTAATCTTATTATTCACATTATAAATGCCGTATGATGTAGGTGCAGAATTATTCGTCCAATTTGACCCACCCCATCTAAATGGAAAGAAAACTATATCAAAACTCGTCGTGTAAAAATTACTTGTGTTCCAGAAATTCATTTGAACCTCATATCTTATACCACCTGCATTAGTGGAACTTGGTGTAATAGGACTATTTAATTTTATTTGAAAACTCTGTCCTATTGCAATATTGCTACCTGATCCTGATGTGGTTCTACCACCTTGACCGAATATACTTGCGTAACCACCAGTATTAACAATATTATTGATACCAGACCCATTACCAGTTCCAGTAATAGTAACAGAATTAAATGATGGATTAGCACCTATTCCACCAGAAGCAACGGCATTATCTACATAAGCAGTTGTAGAGAGTGATGTGCTATTATCTAATGCTGGTTTAGTAGGGGCAGTAGGATTCCCTGTAAATACAGGACTATCTAAAGGGGCATAAGTAGTAGCGATCGTGTTTGCATTAACAAAACCATCTATAGTAACATTCGCTCCTTGAATAGAAATTGGATTAGCAGATGAGTTACCTATCTGGATACCAGCAGTTCCATTATCTATTCTCATAATACTTGTACCAGATGTAGAGTCATCATATATCTGTCCTGTAGATGCTTGTCCTTGTGCTGGTATTAATTGAAATGCTTGTACCCCTGTTATAATTTGATAATTCGCATTATTACCCTGTGTTAGAACTTGACTTAAATTAGGGGTAGTTCCTGCTGGTGCAGTAGTCATCGTAGAACCATCTGCAAATTCTAAATTTGTCATCGTCTTTAGACCAGATGTAAAAACTTCTTGTTGTGCTTGAGTTGTTGGAAATTTGAGATAATTTAGATCTAAATACGCTTTAACCTTTGTTGATAATTCTCTTAATCCAGTATTAGGGAATACAGCAGGATTGAATACAGGTAAATTTTCTGTTGGTGGTGGAAATTCTGCCATCTTTTATATTATTTAGTGAGAAAATAAAATAGATTTCTAAAATATTATCTGTATATATGATATAAGTATGAATAAAAAAGGAGAATTGACAAGACCAGAGGTAGTAAATTGGTATGAAAAAATCCCCAAAAAGTTTTTACCTAAACAGCACAATCCCTATTTCCACATTCACAATATAAAATTGCCCTTTAGAATGCTTATTACTGGTTCTTCTGGGAGTGGTAAGACACAAACACTTTTGTCGCTTTTACACAATATGCCTAAAACCTTTGAGAAAATCATAATCGTGACAAAAAATAAAGATGAACCGCTATATAACTGGTTGGACGAGAAATTTGAAAAGGTTGGTGGGTTTGAGTTGAGAGAGATTGATAAAGATGGATTACCAGATTTAGACAAATTTGATAAGGAATGTAACAACCTTTTGGTAATGGACGATTTAGTAGGAGAAAAGAACCAAAAACCGATGGAGCAGTTCTTTTTAAGGGCAAGAAAAAAGGGGTGTAGTTTAGTCTATATTACCCAGAGTTATTATGCAGTTCCAAAGATGATTAGATCTAATTTAACCTATTTGATTATAAAACAGGTTTCCAGTATGAAAAATTTAACGATGATAATGAGAGAATATGATTTAGGCATAAGTAAAGATATTTTAGTTGAAATGTATAATCAAGCAACCGCCAACAAATCTGGATTCTTGATGATAGACTTGGAGGGGGACAAGTCCAAACGCTTTAGGCGTGATTTTGACAAGGTATTTGAAGTTCCAGATGGTATATTTTCATAAAAAAATTAATATTTCAAAAAAAAATCTCTTGATATATTATATAAAGATGAATAGTTCGGCAGGATACGGAGGAATGATGATTCGCAATTTGCGAACCCCAGCAGATTACGACAAAGCAGTAATGACCCAAGACCAACTACTTAAAATTGCTATAGCAAATGATAGTAACATCGCCAGAGCAAGACGAGATATTCGTTTAGGAGTACCGCCACCTGTACCAGAGGCAAACCTTAAAACCGCAGAGGAACTTGCCCTTGATACAGGCAAACAAGAAAGTGATGCGATGAGAAACATTTTAGATTTAGGATTTACTTATGATGAGGCATCTACGATCGTGTCACAACTTTCAGCAGACGATTTATTCAAATTAAATCTGTCATATCCATCTATTAAACAGCAGTTTTCTACGAAATACGATGTAAAACTTGTAACACCCACCTTTTTTATAGAGTTTTTAAAGAAATTTATTGAGGAATTAGATGCAAGTAAGGGGGTAGCATCTGCTTATGGACTTGGATATGTGAGAGATAAGTTTGATGAATTGATTGACACAACCAACGAACTCAAGGCAGTTGTACCTACAAAGAATCAAATTCTTGGATTAGAAAATGCGATGAAAATTAGATTTGCGGAGGTATCAACTGCTATTACAGAACCCATTATTGAAAGGTTACAGATGTTAGAGGCGTTACTACCTGATGAAAGTTTATACACAAGATTAGATGAAATTGCAAGAGACGACCCAGCATTAGCGTACAAGTTAAATCAAGAATTACAAAACTCTATTCAAGGGTTACCAACCAGAGACCAATTTGAGATGCTTTTGAGTGACATTCAAAGTCGGCGTTTTACTGACGCAGATAATTTAAGACAAATTGAAAATAGTGTCAATAATTTATCATCACTACAAACATCACAATTAGCATCAGTTAGAGATTTAATTGAGGGTGTAAGAACAGAAATGAGAGAGGCAGGTGTAATTGAGGGACAACTGGAGTTCGCTGGTGTAGTTGAGGGACAAACTTTTGGATTACTCGCACAAAGTAACCAACTGGTATTAGTAGGTGGAGAGGGAGAATTGATTAAAGTGGATACCAAAGAAATGAATAAAATTAATACTGAAATTCAAAAAGATACTGGTGTAAATCCTAAATTAAAAGTAAGAGAAGTTAAATCCAGAGTACAAGCAACAAACGACCCTGATTTGGTAAGTGCTATTAATTCAAGTGCTTATGCTACTTCTCGTTCTACAGGTGAAAGGGCATTAATGGGTGGAACATCTGGTATGACTCCATCTTTTAGAGAGGCAAGAGATGTATTTAGTCCCCCACGCAGTAGTGCATCAAGTATGACAACAAGAGAACCTGTATCCAAATCTGGTACTGGTATCGCTGGTAAATTGAAAGCATCAAAAGTAAAAGTCAAAGTTCCAAAAATGAAAATAGCATCTGGAATAGCAGATAAAAAATTACCCCCTTATAGACAACTTGGAAAATATGTAATCCACAATAAACAACTCCAAGATAATGATATTTTGAATGTTAAGTACAAATCTCTTGGACGAATTCCACAATTTAAACCTATACCTGTAAGCGATATATTTAAGGAATATTTGAATGATGTCTTGGATAGTGGAAAACACAACGCAAGAGTTTATGATAGCGTTCCAACAGAGGAACGAAAAGTCTGGGAAAAGATCGTACAAGGTGCTGGTTTGAGTGATACGCTAAAAATTAAAAAGACTATTACAAACGGCGAACAAGATGATTTAGAAAGATTTGAAATGTTAAAAGGTCAGTATATTGCAGGAAACAATAATCCAGCGGTTATTCGTGAATTAAGACGATTTGTAGTTAAGTTTTTGAGTGATGGGAGATTGAAACGCAACCAAGCATTAGATCTATTATTAGAATTGAGTGTTTAGACAAAATAATATTTTATCTGTATATACTATAGAATATGAGAACTTTGATTTTAAACCAGAGTAATATCGTACCGAACACTTTTAACAGCAGATTAGAATATACTTTCCCTGCTGGTAATGTGCATATACAAAAAGGTCAAAAATTAGCACTCGCATCGTTGGAAATGTACTACTCTACTTTTAATATTACATCAGTCAATAATAATAATAAATTTAATTATGTCTGGGTTGATGGTACTCTCGTACAGGTTACAATTCCAGATGGGTATTATACTATTGCGACCTTAAATGAGTTTCTACAATTTACGATGATTCAAAACCTTCATTACCTTGTTGATAATGATACACAGAATTTTGTTTATTTTTTGAGTCTTGGAACTAATGCATCTACCTATAAAATTGAATTAACTACTTTTTTGATGAATGCTACTTTGTTCGTTATTGGTACTGGTGCTGGAGAATATACTTTCCCTGCTGGTGCGACTTGGCAAGTACCTAATAATAATATTGTACCGATGTTCCAACTTTTACCAAATAACTTTAGGAATGTTATCGGTTTTAGCAACGCAGGATATTACCCTACAGGGGCATCTGGTAACTACGCACAAGCGGTTATTACAGGTACGCCACCAAACCAAGTTCAAACTGGGGCAGGAACACCTTATACTGGTAATATTGTATTTAGCAGTAATTCAGTACCACAAGTATCTCCTTTATCATCTTTTTTGTTGAAATGTAACCTTATTAACAATAACTACGCAGTACCGAATGATTTACTTTATTCATTCTCTCCACAAGCAGATTTCGGTCAGCAATTTACGATCGCACCAAATCAATTGATTTTTATTAATATACAAGAGGGGCAATACAATAAGTTTCAAGTAGAGTTCGCCGACCAGAATAATCAACCTGTTGCTATTGTAGATCCAAATTTCGTTATTCTACTAATTATTAGTGATGAAGGAGATATTGGCGTGTCGTAAATTTTTTTCTTGGTATATAGTATAAAATGTATATTCACAAGTTACGAAAGGGTTCATCTGGTCGTCATTCCTTTAAACCTTTAGCAAAAAAGGTAGCATCAAATAACAAGCGAATTATGGGTTCTGGTTTAACAGAACAAGTTTATGAAAATGGTAGATTGGGAAAAGCAACTGATTCATTAAGAAATTTGAAAATATCCAAACCCAGAATCCCCAAGAAATATATTACCTTTGATTAAACTTATAGGAAATTTGTATATCTTTAGACAATTTTTTTTCTAATGATATAATATAATATGGATAATCTTGTCTTTGAAGAAAGCATTAACACGGAAGTGTCCTCCAGCGAGTTCGTTGATAAGCAGTGGTTATATGTGAATGATAACAACAACTCATCTTACTCATCGCAAATTGTTTTGGATACAACACCTTTAGCAAATGCAGGAGGTTACATCGGTTGGACGGAATCCTTCCTTGCTATCCCTCTGGTTTTGCAAGTTGAATCTGCGGCGATTACATCTGCTACTGCCCCTGACCTTGATTGGTTTTTAGGACTTAAAAATGGTTACTGGAACATTCTTCACTCCCTTACTTGTGAGTTTAACAACGGAAACATCATACAGCAAGTACCATTTCTTAACTTGTTTTGCTCCTTTAAGGCACTTACCTCGTGGTGTGATGCCGATATTGAAAACTGGGGTGCTGTTTGTGGTTTTTGCCCTGATAGTAGTCGCTCTTGGTTGTATAATGCAGTTGCTCCAAGTGGCGTAAATGCTCTATCATCAAGCGGAACTGGTATCTGTAATAACCGAGTCTGCCCTTATGTTGATATTACATCTTATATTGATGTTACTACCACATCTACTATTGGTGGTACAGCAACCTTTGTAGGTGTCGCATCTCCAGATCCTATTGCTCCTTTTACTCCTGCTGGAACAATTGATACATCTGGTCTTACCGCCACATCTACCTCTGCTGTAGCAGACTATAACATCAATAGTCAAACTTGTTGTTTTAAATCTGTTACCGATTATAGATGCTGGTCTAACGAGGGTCTTAAAAAGCGTATTGAATACCTTAACTTTGGTGTTGTCGGTAATACTGGTCTTGCCCTTTCATCTGTCAGTCAAAACCAAACTGGTCTTTTAGGAACAAAGTCAAATGCTTTCGCCCAAACCTTTCAATCATATGTTCAAACGATTACTGGTTCTCGTGCTTTGGTTTTCCAAGCAGTTATTCGTCTTAAAGATGTTGCCGACTTTTTCTGTAAAGTACCCCTACTTAAGGGTTCTACGATGAGACTTTACCTTAACACTAACCAAGTATATTTCACAGGTGCTTTAGTCAATTCCGTTGTTGGTAGTGGAGGAGAAACCGCATCATCTCAAATGGTTCTTACAAGTCCCCCTGTTATACTTGGAGGTGGTGGAACGAACCCTGTTATGGTTGGTTCAAATGATATAGGACAACCTGCATCTCCTCTTGATGCCCCTGCTACCGCTCTTGGAGAGGTTGTAGATTTCAAGGTTGGTCTTTCAATTGTTAAGACACAATTCTCACAACTTACCCAGCAAATTCAAGCACCACTTACAAGCACAAGACTATACGCCCCTTGCTATACTATGTCGCCGATCGCAGAACAGCGTCTTCTTTCCCTTACACCAACTAAAAAGGTTCTATACAACGATATTTTCCAATATCAGTTTTCTGGTATTACTGCTGGTTCAACCTTCAACTTGCTTGTTAGTAATGGTATCCCAAATATCCGCTCGGTATTGGTCGTGCCTTTGTTAGCACAAGCACAAAATGGTGTTGCTGGAACTATCTCTGGTGCTACGACTTCTGCTGTAGGAGTTACATCATCATCTCTGCTTTCCCCCTTCTCTACTACAGGTGGAACTCCAGACCCAATTCCTCTTGGAAACTTCAACATTCAAATCTCTGGTAAGAATCTATTTATCAACAATCTTCAGTATAACTTTGAGAATTTCTACGAGCAACTTGTTAGCAGTAACCAATTGAATGGTTCTCTAACCACATCTCTCGGTTCAGGACAAATCTCATACGAGGATTTCCAGAGTCTATACAGATACTACTACGGAGATGCTGGACGATCTATTCCAAGTGAAGATGGTGTTGCTAAAGCAGTACAACTTCTTGGTACAAACTTGTCTCCTGTAGATATTACACTAATGTGTTTCGTAACTTTTGAGAGAGAAATCACAATTGATATTAGAACAGGTGCAAGAGTTATGTAAGATATTTTATGAATAAATAACAAAATTTCTTAAAAATTCTCAAACCAAAATGAGACTATAAAGATATAAAATTTTTATGTTTTATACCTTTAGCAAATTTATTTTCTATTCCTATAATATATAATGCACGGAATGAATATTCATCACGGAGGGGTAGTTGTGAAACTATCCCCAGCACAATTACGAGCAGTAAAGTCTGGAGGTGCTATTAACATTTCCCCAAAAATGATTACTGATGAAGGTAAGCATCTCCTACATTTAGGAGCAGATAAGATGAAAAAACTTATGTCTGCTATTCGCAGAGGTAAGGGTATGAGAGTATCTTGTGACGGCAAGGTAGGTGAGGGTTTCAGTTTGAAACATCTCGGTCATTCTATTAGTAAAGGTGTAAGTGATGCTGGTAAAAGTGTTGGAAAAGCACTTACAAGTAAAGAGGGCAAAATTGCTACAAAATCGCTAATTGATGTTGGATTACCAATTGCTTTAGGCGGAGTTGGTGAAATAGTGGGCGGTCCTGCAGGAGCGGTTGCTGGGGCAAGTATGGGTTCTCTTGCTGGTAAGGAACTTGAGGGTCACTACGGACAAATGGGTTACGGAATTAGACGCAGAGGTCGTCCAAGAAAAAAGGATTTGGTTCGTAGTGCGATTGATGATATTGAGGATTTAGGTTATATTATTAAATCCAAAGAGGGTGGTAAATTGAAAGGGATCGCAAAATCCGTAAGTAAAGGAGTACGAAAAGCAAGTCAAAAAGTTATCGGTAAAAAAGCAACAAGACAACTTGAACCTGTACTTGATAAAGCAGTTAAATCTAAAGTCGTCCAAGACATCGGTAAGCAGATAGTAGAGCAAGGTGCTACAGCAATCGGTACATCTATAGGTGCGTATCTGGGCGGTCCAGAGGGGGCGATGATGGGAGCAGAGTTAGGTAGCAGTTTAGGTAAAGCAGGAGCATCGCAAATTGGTAAGAAAAAATCCGCTAAAAAACTTGGTAACGATTTGTTAGCAGATGGTAAGAAAATGGCGTTTAGCAAACTTGATGGTTTGATTGATGAAAAACTTACTGGTAGAGAAAAAGAGATTGCGAAAGCAGTATTAAGGGGGCAAACAAAAAAGGTTGCCTATGGTGGTTTGGATATTGCAAAAGATATGGCAAGAGAAAGTATGTCTGCCCCTGAAAAATCTGGTGAGGGGTTTTTGAGTCACTCAAAGCGAATGATAATGCCTTCAAGTGATATGATGACTATGTCCCCACACGCAAGGGTTAATTCCGCACAAATGACCCCTTATATTCACGGAAGTCCCCAAATGGCGATGCCTGTCTCAAGACGAGCAGTACCAGTACGAGCAGGAGGTTCAATTTACCCTGTTAGTGGAGGTTCTATTTATCCTACTGGATTTGGTCGTAGTGGTGGAGCGATCTATAATCCTACTGGCGACCCTGCTATTCAAGTACAAAATGAGAGAATAGGTAGAGTTATGAGACGAATGGGAGGTATGGGATTTTGTGGTAGCGGAATATTTCCTGCCTAATTCCCAAAAAATTGATTTATTATTTATTTAAAAAATTGATTTAAAGAAATAAGATATATAGTATATAGTAATACGATGATGACCGAGATGAGAAACCTATTTGAGTTATACCGCAACGATGCGAGAGAACAATATAACGAAACAAAAAAAATGATTGATGGATTAAGCGGTAAAGTGAATG